GTAAAGATTCTTTAGGATTAGCAACTTCTTGTAACTATAATGTAGCTGCAGGTGTTTCTGCTATGTACGAAACTACTGACGGACATTCTTGCGTTGCAATAGGATATGAAGCATTAAAAGATAATACTCAAGCCGATTTTAACGTAGCTATCGGTAGGGGTGCAATGTCACTCCAGACTAACACTGGTGCTAGTTATAATATTGCAATTGGAGGTAACGCTTATAAAGGTGCTAATAGTACTGAACATAACATAGCTATCGGTTATGAAGCTATGGGTAAGGCAGACACTAGTGGTGGTAGACAGGTCGCTATCGGTAACCAATCTCTTGAAAATGTAACCTCTGGTTCTGATAATATTGCCATTGGTCACCATGCCATGGAAGCAATCAACACTGGAAATAATACAGTTGCTATTGGTGTTTATGCTGGAGAAGCTGCCACTGACGCTACTAGAAATGTTTTTATTGGACACGAAGCTGGTAAAAACGCTGCTTCACAGAGTTATTGCACTTATGTAGGTTACAATGCTGGTAGAGATAATACAGCTAGTCATAATACTTTTATTGGGCACCAATCTGGTGTAGATAACGCAGGAACAGGACAAGGTAATACTTGTTGCGGTTCCTATACCATGGCAGCAGGTACTAGTGGAGATTGTACAGAAAATACTTGCATGGGATATGCAGCTGGTTATAACATAACTTCAGGAGATAGTAATACCTGTATAGGTAATTCAGCAGGTAAGGATATCACTACAGGTAGTAACAACCTGATGCTAGGTAGAGATGCTGGAAGATCTAATTCTCCAATAGGTAGTGTTACTACAGCTAGTAATGATATATGCTTAGGTAATGATGATATTGATAACCTTTATTGTGACGATACTTCTATATCATCTTCTGACCAACGAGATAAAGTAGATGTAGAGAACTTTACTCATGGATTAAAGTGGGTAAATCAACTGCGACCTATAACTTATCGTTGGGATAAACGTACTTGGTATAATGAGTACGATGAATGGTCTGGTGAACTTTTGTCATCAAAATCTCCAGATGGAAGCAAGAAGAAGCCTAAAAAACATATTGGATTCTTAGCACAAGAAGTTCTTGCTGTAGAACAGGGTGACGGATTTGCAGGAAGCAAGGACGATATGCTTGTCGTTAATTTAAATAACAATGATTCTAAATATGGTCTTAAGTATGAACGTCTTGTACCTGTATTAGTAAATGCTATTAAAGAACTTTCTGATAAAAATGACGCACTTGAAGCACGTATCGCAACACTGGAGGCTAAATAAATGGCATTAACACAAATAAAAACAGCTGGTTTAGCAGATGATGCTATAACTTCAGCGAAGATTGCAGACGATGCAGTTGTTACTGCAGCTATTGCAGATGATGCTGTTACAGGTGCTAACATAGCAGATGATACAGTAGCTGAAGCTAATATGGCTAATGATGCTATTAGTTTAGCTGAATTAAAAGCTGGTACTGATGGTCAAATAATATCATGGGATGCTTCAGGTAATCCAGTTGCTATAGGACCAGGTACTGATGGACAAGTATTAACATCAACAGGAGCTGGATCACCCCCAGCTTTTGAAGCTGCGTCAGGCGGTGCAGCTTTATCAAATGATGCTAATAATAGAATAACTACTGCAGATGGTTCAGGTGGTATTAATGGAGAAGCAAACCTTACCTTCGATGGCAATACCTTAACTCAAACAATAGATGGTGCCGGTGAAGGTATTACACAAGTAGCAGCAGGTAATCATTACATAGGTAATATTGCCAATGCAGATATAACGTCTGGTGCTGGTTATGCAGTGTATATACAAACTGGTCAATGGGACGGTAACCAAATTGCCCAAATGCGCTTTATTTGTGGTGATGATACTACTAATAAAGATGATGGAGATATAGCATTCTATACATCAGCAGGTGGAAGTTCATCTGAAGTTCTACGTCTTACACAAGAGAAAAATGTAGAAGTAGCTGACGGTAACGTAAAATTTGCTTCAGGCCATGGTATTGATTTTAGTAATCATGCTAATGCTGGTGGAATGTCGTCGGAACTCCTCAATGATTATGAGGAGGGAACTTGGACTCCTGCTGATGGCGGAGGTATTGTAGGATTTGCAAATGCTGATGGAACATATGTAAAAGTTGGAAATATGGTTATGGCTAGTTTTAGGCTTATTTCTACTAATAGTGTAACTAGTACTGGTTCTGCTTATATAGTAGGGCTACCATTCACTCATAAAAATGATGATACACCAGGTGGTATGGCTATCTCATATACTAATTCAACAGATGATTTCCGTACAGCTCACATAAATAAAAACAGCACTCTCTGTTACTTTTACAAACATACTGGAGCAAATATGACAAGAGCCCAAATGTGGGATGGTGCATCTACTTCTAGACAATTATCTGGTACACTTTGTTACATTACTGAATAATAGAAACTATGGCTTTAACAAAAACAATAGAAGAAGATAAGATCGAAGTAGTCGGTCAATACAAGCATGTTCAAATTAGAACAGCTACAGTAGTTAAAGAAGATGGGAAGGAACTCAGTAGATCATTCCATCGTAGAGTATTAGATCCTGGTACTTTAGATGCTTCTGATAATCTAGTAGATACAGATACATCTAGTGAATCTGATGAAGTAAAAGGAATCGCAGCTGCAGTTTGGACTTCAACAGTTAAAAATGCATGGAAGGCTAAATTGATTGCAGATAAACCTTCCTAGGCCTAACCTACCTAAACCTCTATACATCCCTCAGATGTACCTGAGACAGCCTACAGCGGACGTTCCGGCCTTTAGGCCTATAGTTATCCCACCAAGTGATTTGGAGCGTCCTGAGGGCACTGAGGCGGAGGAGAAGGAGACTACAGAGACCCCAGCACCTCCTACCTTAAAGATACCAGTTATCGATATACAGATGCCAATACCGGAAACAGCGGTGGTGGTAACTGCGGTAACGACGGCTGTCATAGCAGTAACAACAACTACTGTTACTCAATCTCTATTCGAACCCATCAAGAAGAAGGTTCAGAAACAGCTTCAAGCTAAAGTTAACAAATGGAAGGAAAACCGGAAAAAGAAAAAGGACTCCTCGGAAAGTTGAAAGATGCTGCCGAGGACCAAGAACACCAAATCCAGATCCTTGGTACATTCGTCAGACTTGGCGTTGTTGTTTGGTCTGGCTTTATCATCACTATGAACTATGTTGAGTTACCCATGATTAAGAAAGCTGGGAACTCAGATATCACGTTCGTTGCTTCGGTATTTACTGGTGCATTGGCCACTTTTGGCTTGACCACTGGTAATAAAGATGGTAAAAGTAAACCAGTAAACTGTCCAATGGCAAAGAAAAAGGAAGAATGAAGAAATGGTTTTTACTCTTCCTACTGTTATCCCCCTCGGTAGCAAGAGCAGAGTTGGTTACTCCCCAGTTCACCCAGGGGTCAATGAACTCGACAACAACTACAACTCAAGAAATAACAGAAGAGATCACAACAACTACATATGGCTCCGCCTTAAACAAATGGTCAGGAGACAATATAACTCATACCTCCACCTCTTCGGGAGGTATAGCCGATTCAGATTCGGTATTCAACATGACGACAGCAGGCAGCGACTTCTCACTAGAAATAGTAACGAGAGCCGCAAGTCAAGTACTAGAAGTAACAGAGATAGAAAGAACTATCGAAACTACTGCTACTACTACATCCTTGTCGGTATTCTCTCAATAGGAAATCCAAGTTATGCTAGTGAAGGAGAAACCAACAACACTTCAAACCCTGTGGCAGCGGCTACAGGAAATGTTACAAATCAAGCCGTACAATTCCAAAACAATGGTGCTCCGAGCCGTCAAATCATCGGGCCAAACATATCTTGTAACGGTGCAACAATGACCTTTAGCCCATTTTATATGGGCAACCACACGACTCCATTTGATGATCAGATGGATCAACAGAGCTACACTGTAGCTGAGAATTGGGGTGGCCAACTTAATTTCATGGTACCCCTTGACGGCTCTCTTGTGGAACGCTGTAAAGCAGCAGCTTCTAGACAGATAGCTAAAATGGAACTCGACTATGAATTAGTTCGAGTAAAAAATTGTGCTGAATTACAGCAAAAAGGTTTCATGATTCGTCCTGGTACACGTGTATATCATATGTGCCAAGATGTAATCCCTATCGCTGCATTCAAAGCGGAAGTCGCAGCTGCACAGGCTAAACGACTCCCACCTCCACCACCTAAACCATGGTGGCAGAAACTTAACCCCCTAAGCAAATGACACTATTAATCAAGCCTATCCTACTCGCATTCTTAAAATCAGACTCAGTTAAGCAGCTTGTAGTTGATCTACTCGATGCTTATGTAAAACGTACTGATAATAAGCTAGATGATAAGGCTTTGGAAATTGTAAAAGAAAAACTATTCTCATGAAAGACGGTACAGGAAGAGAATTCGATGATGATCTGACTACCTTTTTAGAATGGTGGATTGACGCTGGTCAACGTATTAATACACCATTAGATAGATCAATCCACTTTGTAGAAAATTTAACCTCAACATGTATTTATAGGCACGAACCATTTCAAGTGGAATTCGTTACTGTAAGGCCTGATACTTATATCCCACCCCATACGCATCCTAATGTAGATTCATATGAAGTAGCCTTAAGAGGAATAGAGTTTTATTCAGATGGTAAAACTGTACTACCTATGTGGTTTGCTAATACGAAAGCAAAGGATTGTAATTTATCCATAGCTCATTATAATGTTGTTCGAGTTCAGCCAGATTCAGAACATTCTGCAAAAGCAGGGCCAACTGGTGGGTGCTTCCTGTCTGTACAACAATGGTTAAACGGAGTAGAGCCCTCCGCAGTCGGTATGGACTGGAAAGGCGGTTCATCTATGGGTGATGGACATGATTCACAAATAACTTCTACGGAGGAAAACAATGGGCAGATCTAAAGCTAAAAAAGAAGAGGACATGTGGAAGGCTGTTGCAAGGGATATGAAGAGAAAAGGGACGAACTATAGGAAGCCTGGTGATATGCCACCACCACCACCACGTATGGCTCCTAAACCTCCAAAAAACAAAAGATCTGGTACAGATTACGTTGGTAGATAATAATGGCTAAAGCAACGGAACAGCAGTTTAATGAACTGCATAACCTCGTCACTACTGAATTCCTTAAACGAGTAAAGAGCGGCGAAGCTACTACCCAGGACTTAAAAGCAGCCTGTGATTGGCTTAAAACTAATGATATAAGTGGTGTTGCTTTTGAAGGTAATCCGTTGGATAAACTTTCTAAAGTATTGCCAAAAGTAGACCCCGAATTAGTCCATAGGAGGTTGTATGGGCGCGTCTAAAGAGTATTATGACTCTCATCCAGCAGCTAAAAAGAAAAAGAATGCATATATGAAAAAGTATATGCAGACAGATAAAGCTATTGCTATTAGACGGGCTGCTGATGAACATAGACATAAAGGTTCCGTAGGTGATGGTATGGACTACTCTCATCGTGACGGAAGACTTGTTCCTGAAGGTACACATCGTAGTAAGGACAAGAAAAGGAAACCCAACAGACGTAGACTTCACATTACTTAATTATGGCAAAACCTAAAGAAGGAGATACCAGAGGCTGGAATAAAAAAACAGGAACTGGTTACAAATGGAAAGGTGGAAAATGGGTTCAGTATAAAAACAACAAACCTCATGGACCATTCAAAGGTCACGGCGGGATCACTGGTAACGTAGATGTTGTCGGCGGACTCAAGTCTCAAGGCGGTAGACTTTTGAGAACTATAGCTGGGCTACCAGATGATGAACAAATTAAATCAGCCCAAAAAGCAGGTGAAAGATATAGAGCAAATAATAAGAATAAAACGAAGACCACAAATAACAAGAATAAAGGGCGAAATGCTTTAAGTATATTTTCTCCAAAAGTTTGGAGGGATACTAAACGTAATATTGCAGCTGTAGAAAACCCATCAGGTAAAGATTCATCTAAAACTACACCTAAATCTACAAATAGGAATAAATTAACCTTTATGCAAGGTGTGAAGGCTGGGGAATTGATGAAGAAAGATTCTTCAACTAAGTCTACAACTAAGACTAAACCAAAAGATGAGTGGAAACCAACTGCTATTCAAAAGAAATTAATGAAAGGTGGTTGGACTAAAGAAGAACTACAAGCTAAGCAAGCTAAGCATAAGAAGTGGAAAGCTGATCGTAAAGCAGGTAAACTTAAAACAGAAAAGTTTGATCCACGTGGAGGTAAAGGTCAACGACGAAGACTTGTTAAAGACGATAAAGCTAATACAGGCAGTGGACGTAAAGGAGACTTTGGTAAAGGTACTTACGGTAAAGGATTACCTAGTAACCCACAACTAAAGACACAAACTGTTAAAGATGATAGAGATCCTAATCGGCATCTTAAAATAAAGAAGAAGAAGAAGAAGAACGTACCACTAGGAACTAATTTATCTAAGATGTTCGATTAAGGAGGTAAAATATGGGAAGCGGATTAGCTAAAGTTGGAGCAGAGTTATTAGAACAAGGAGCAAAAGGCTTAGTAAAAACATTCACTAAGGAAGCTGCTCCAGAAGTTGCCGAACGGGTTGTTAAGGAAGCTGTTCCAGAATTTGGGGAACAGGTTGTTAGAAATACTTCTACTCCTACTCCTAGACTTAGTTCAACAGATAATTGGTATCGTAAAGTCGATCAAAAGATTCCAAAGAAGAAAGATGGTACAAACTTAATAGGTGAAATTTCAGTAAAAGAGATTAAAGCATATGATTCAGCTACTGGAGGCACAGAACGTAGAAACTTTGAGACTCTTGTAGAAGGTTTAAACAGCGAAGATCCAGTAATTAGATCTGATGCTTATGACGGCCTTAGTGAATTTACTAATACAATACATGGAGCTAACCATATACAAGATGTCGGAAATACACAGATTAATACACTGAGACAAGCTGCTGGTTTTGAAGATGTACCTACTAAACCGAAAGCTTGGAATATTTACGATGAGATAACATCCGAGGAAAGTGTCGCGACGTATAAAAAAGCGGTATCGAGTAATCCAGGTAATTTCGTAGATGAAGGACGGGCTTTCCAAAATCAACTTCAATTACAAGAAGAAGGTGATTTATATAGATATCTTGAAGCTCAAGGTAATGAGGTAAATGCTGAATTTGCAGCGTTTCTTCAAACAGTTGATCCTGAATCTAGAGCTGCTTATATGGATCTTCTTATTGAGGGTGCAGATGGTGATGAATTAGCTCAAAGAGTTTTAGGAGATATGTTTGAAACATTGAAAGCAGAAAGACTTCCGGCAGAACAACTTACACAAAGGGGTGCGGAAGGTATTACTCCTGAAGATATAAATCTAGGTAAAGAAACTACTAATGTTCATCAGGAGGCGGTAGCTAATGCGAATAGGCGTACAATGGGTGACCAAGATTTAAGTGCGTTGTCCACTGGTCCTGCACTTATTTCTGGAGATCCACGTATTTATAATCTAGGAACTAAAGCTAGAGAAATTTTTAAAGAATTTGAACAGCTTTTAGAAGGTGTTGATTTACCTGCGTTACAATGGCATCATAAATTTCAAAAAGCAGTTTCAACTCCTTATTTTCAGAGAGCATGGGAATTAGTAAGGGCTAATAAAGCTACTGTAGAAGATATTATAGCTATGCACAGATATGCTTTAGATCAAGGTGTAGGAGCTGGAGATAGATTATCAGCAATCATGATGCTCGAAAGGATTCCTCATACTGAATTACATAATTTTGCTAAAGCAATGGGCCTTGAGCTAAGCCCAGCCAAGGTTAAAGGTACAAAAGTTTCAAAAACAGGACGACTCACTAGAAGACGACCTACTACAAATAGCGAGCTAAAGAAGAATTCAAATAGAATTAGTAAAATTGGTAATATAGAAGATTTAGCAGCAGATTTCCAAAAGGCTGTTCAAAATGCTATGACGATAACTGAAGAAGGAATGATGATCCAAAAAGCTTGGAATGAAATTCCTGTAGCAGAAAGAAGTCGTTTGGCACATTTCCATAATCTACGTAAGGTACAAACCGACCTGTTACGTAAAAATAGTCGTAAAAACCTATCTGCAGAAGAAATCCTTGAGGCTGAAAAGGAATACAAAAGGCTCAATAGTATATATAAAAAAATAAAGGATAGAATTCTTGATGCGCTGAAAGAGAATAGAAGCGCACAACAAGTAAGTACACCACAGGAGGTTTAATTATGGCATCAGGACCAAGAAAAGGTAAAATGAAAGCCTCACCTCCAGCTAAAACAGTAGCTGGTGGTAAAACTATTATTTATAGCAATCCAAGTGGTGATAAAGCCCTTGAGAATGTATTTAAAAAACTACAAAAGAATCCAAAAGCACTAGATAAAAGTGGAATGGGAACCCACACATACATTCCTAAAGCATGACTGATGTCATAACCGCCCTACAAGATGATTTTAAACTGTTCTTACAAGCTTTGTGGGAACAGTTAGATCTACCATCTCCGACACGTGCGCAATACTCAATTGCAGATTACCTGCAAAATGGTCCCAAACGGCTTCAGATCCAAGCCTTCCGAGGTGTTGGTAAGTCTTGGATTACTGGTGCTTTTGTGTTATGGACTCTATTTAAAGATCCTGAAAAGAAAATAATGATTATATCTGCCTCTAAAGAGAGAGCAGACAACATGTCCATTTTCCTACAGAAACTTATTATTGAAACCCCATGGCTAAAACATCTCCGACCGAAATCAGACGACTCTCGCTGGAGTCGCATCAGCTTCGACGTCCTTTGTTCTCCTCACCAAGCCCCGTCCGTAAAGTCGGTGGGCATAACTGGTCAGCTAACAGGAAGTCGCGCAGATTTAATGATTTTGGACGACATAGAGGTGCCTGGAAACTCCATGACGGAGC